CATTGTAGACATAAGAACACGTTACAAAAGAAAATGTGATGTGGATGGATTACTGGGTATAAGCAAAGATTATGGAGTAACCCCAGGATGTATCAGAGACATTATTATACGCAAGACTTGGCGTCACGTGTAATGAAACTAACTCCTCCACAAAAGACTATCAGTACAGACGAAAATCGCTTCCGAGTTGTGGTGGCAGGAAGGCGTTTCGGGAAGTCATACCTTAGCATTAATGAAATAGCCAAGTTTGCCAGAAAGCCTAACCAAAAGTGTTTGTATGTTGCACCAACATATAGACAAGCAAAGACAGTTATATGGGACGACCTAAAAGAAATGTTATATGCTGTGAATTGGATCAAAAAAGTAAATGAATCAGACTTATCTATACTGCTAATTAATGGCTCTAAGATAAGCATACGCAGTTCAGATAACAAAGATGCACTAAGAGGTGCCAAATACAATTTTATCGTGTTAGACGAGTGTGCAGACATGGATCCTGACACTTTTTATACAGTATTACGACCAACACTAAGTGATACCAAAGGACATGCTATGTTTATTGGATCACCAAAAGGTAGAAATTGGTTTTATGACTTGTATGTGCAAGCCGGAGCAACAGATGATTGGGGTGCTCATCAATATACCACTATACAAGGTGGACAAGTAGACCAAGAAGAAATAGAATCAGCACAAAGAGATATGGCGGAGCGACAGTTTCAACAAGAATACCTTGCTTCATTTGTAGACTATGCTGGTGTTATATACTATGCATTTACTGAAAACAATATAGTACCATTCGATAAAACTAAATTAGGCCCTAGAGAAATTATATCAGTTGGGATTGATATGAACATTAATCCAATGAGTGCTGTTATAGGTTACATAAACAAAAAGGGTGTGCTACACATCATAGACGAAATAGAAATTTATTCCTCCAATACAAATGAATTAACTAATGAAATAAAAGCACGTTACCCACATAGAACTATATTTGCATACCCAGATGCTAGTGGACAAGCACAAAAGACTAGTGCCGCTGGTGTAACAGACCATATCATACTGCAAAACGCAGGATTTAAAGTAAAAGTGAACAAAACCAATCCTCCAGTTGTAGATAGAATCAATAGTGTAAATAGTATGTTGTGTAATAACTTTGGCGAACGTAAATTATTAATAGATCCAAGTTGTAAACGTTTAAGAGAATGTTTAATCAAACACACATACAAAGAAGGTACTAGACAACCAAATAAAACAGACGGATATGACCATTTGTTAGATTCGCTGGGCTACATGGTATACCAAAACTTTGTTATAGGCAGAGAATACAACAGAATGGAAAAAGGAAAGTCAACAAGATATTCAGGAGTAAGAAGATGACAGAAGCATTCACACCACCCCCAAAGAAAGGTAGTGACCAATGGAAAAGGAATGAAAAGATAATTGCTAAAAATCCTACACTAAGAGCCGCTAGAGACCATGCAGAAGGATTAGGCAAAAGCAGTGGTATCAACACAGGAGTTAATGATGAGCAATACAAAGCAGGATACGACAAAATAGATTGGAACAAAGGCCGGAAAGAAGGCACAAAGCCTAAACCTAAATTTAGGTATAAAGTTAATGGTGTATACCAGGACGAACAGGATGACAAGTAAACAATGGCATGGTGGCAAAGGCTCCGGTCCTCGCAAAGGTAATGACCAAAAGAAGTATGAGGATAACTGGGAAAAGATATTTGGTAAAAACAAATCAGACCAAGACCGTTACACAGAATTATTAAAGAACAATGGTGTTGAACCAGCAAACAAAAAGCATTATGGAGATGTAAAGGATGATAACAAAAAAGTTTAAATTTTGGTTTTATAATAGAACAAGTCAAGACCGCCACACAATGGACAATTCTGTAGTAGAAAAAACTTGGACTATGAAAAGCGAACAAGAATTACACAGTTACGCACGGTACGAAGCAACTCGTATAGGTGCATATAGACATGAGGAAGTATACAATGAAGAATAAAAAAGCAGGCGCTGTTAAAAGAGCCAAAAAGAAACATGCAAAGAACGTTGCAAGAAAAGGCAAAGGTGCACAATATGGTGCAAGTGTTAAAAGTTTTAGTAAAATAAAACAGTTAGCAACAAAACAAAGAGAACATGCTATTGCTGGTGTTACTAGTATGGATTCTAAATCTGACCACGAATCAGCAACAACATTTGTAGATGATGCAGACACAAAAACAATTACTATCAGTTAATATATGAATGACACAGATAAACAAAACATACATCCATACCCTAATGCTAGTTATGATACTATAAAGCCTATGTTGTTCGAACTGTTTGCAGTACTAGACAGAGAACTAATCAAATTGTATGTTGACCGTGCTTATACAGAATGGTATAACCAAAAGACTAAATAAAATTGTTGCACACAAGGTGATTGCTGTGGTAAGTAGTATAGAATATCGACGGATATTCAAGTGTGCAATAAAATAAACCTCCTTAAGGGTTTATAGCCCAAACATCATGAGTTTCATAGTTTAAGGTGTTTGGGCTTCTTTTTGACCCTCACAGACTTCATCTAAGCAATTATAATGATATGGTTGGTAGTTTAGTATAGGTAAAATAAAAGGGTTATTGAGCCTTATAACACTTTAAACTATTCAACAGGTCCTCTGTTAAATGTTAAAATTTATATCCGGGAGGATACGTTACCCAATAACCCTTCTAAAAGATTTAAAATTCTGATTAACTTGGCATAACCGAGTTATTCGTTATTTTATTTTGTAGCACATAACCAACCTAGGTTATTAAAGAGTAATACAGTACTTGTTTATTATACACTTTCCTTATCTTTCGATATTAAAAGTTAAAAACTCTTTGCTACGGTGTAACTATGCAGAAACCTATCTACTAGAGTAATACACACATAATTCTTTTAAAAATTAAGTTAAACTCTATTGTTACAGTAAATATTTATCAATATATATCACAATATAATAGTTAATTTGAGTCAAAAAAAACTCCAGTAAATAGCCCTAAATACTGGAGTTTTTCATTTTGTTTTTGCATCGATGTAGGAAAGATTTGTTTACAGTAAACTGTAAACCAAACTGGAAACATATTACTTTTGTTTATTTCTCCAGTTTGCGGACAAGCCCTAAATATGTAAAACATATTGCGCCGAAACATTAACACTATTACTTATAACACTCTAAAAAAAAGCCTAGCAATATTGGAATAACTAGGCTTTACAAAAAGTCATGCGTGTCTTATTGCACATATATTTACAAAACAACAGTTATACAACCGTATTTTACTGGATAGGCATAAATAGTAGCATTAAAATATATTTTACAAAAATGGAGAACTAGTGACAACATTTTCAGAATTTATCACTGGTGTTCACAATTTATACGATAGATACCTAGTAGACTGGAAACTTGCTATAAATTCTTATTATGGCGGACCAGAATACAGAAACGGACAATATCTTAAGGCGTATGAAGTAGACACTAATACCCCAAGCGAAACAATAAACACTTATCAAGTAGACAGCGATGGTAATACTGTTAGCAAACTTAAGGCACAAGTATCTAATGCTTACAACAGTAAAGATGCTAATGACAATGGTATTGCACAAACAGGTAGTTTCTATTACGAAAAGTTACACAATACTCCAAACCTAAACTATCTTAAACTGTATGTGTCAGAATACAACAGTTTATTATTTAGAACTCCACCTCAGAGAGTTTTACCAGAAACACCAGAAGTAAGTCAATTCATAAACAATGTTAATGGCGAACAAGATTCCATTAACGAATTTATGAGTCAAGTAGACATACTCACAACTGTATATGGTGTTGCATGGGTTAGTTGCATGAAATTTGGAGACAATCCAGTGCCTACATGGCAAGTGCATAGCCCAGTAGATGTTAGAAATTGGGAATACAGTTACAACAAAGATGGTAATTTAACATTAACCAAAATACTTATTGAATTAAACAGCGATGAAGAAGAATCAGTATATAGATACATGGACAAGGACGTTATTAGAACAGTATTTGTTCCAGCAGATCCAGAAAATGAAGAGTATATGCCAAGTTTCGACATTGAAGGTTTAGAAGAAATTGAAGGTATATATACTGTTACACAAGAAAATCCATTAGGATATATTCCTTGTAACCCTATATACCAAAACCAAAAGATTTATAATGGTGTAGGCTCAACAAGCAGTTTTGACCTAGCACAGATACAACGTAGTGTGTATGGTGACATGGCAGAAATATACAGCACTATCACATACTCAGCACATCCAACACTAGTAATTGACTCAAACACAGATGACCTAAATGATGGTCAAATTAGTGCAGAGCCAGGCGGTGTAATAAGAGTTGAAAACAATGTAGGCGGAATACCAAACTATGTGTATACATTTGAAGCACCACCATTAACAGCACTAGCAGAAATTAGAGCATTAGTAGACCAAAAAATAGATAAAATGAATGAACTTGCAATGATTAGGGGTGAAGACCTAGTTAAAGCATCAAGCAGTGGTGTTCAAATAGAACAGTACGATGCAAAATTAGAAGCAATGATTCGTAAAAAGGCTACTAACTTAGAAAATGCAGAATACAACTTGTGGCAAATATGGTTTGATTGGACAAATCAACAAATGCCAGAAGATTTTAGCATCAGTTACAATAGACAGTTTAACAAACGTGCCGTAGAGCATGAAGTTGCTGAAATAAGAACTATGTTACAAGCATATAATGAATTTAGTGGAGTATTTGAAAAAACAAAGGTAGAAGAATACCCCTCAGAACAACAAGCAGAAGCAAGGGCAAGAGCACTAGGTGGCTCAGGATCACATAGCCATACTAAAGAAGATGGTAGTGTAATTTATATGCCGTTTGCTACTCATGAAGAATACGAAATTGCTACAGGCGATACTGAAGCAATAGAATTAAAAGAAACAATGCGTGACCAATTGCGCCAAAGATTAAAACAGTTGATGTCTAGTACTTCAACTAGTAATAGTCTATAAACAATTGAAATTACGGTTAACTCAACCGATAAAAAGGAGATAAAGTTATGAGCGACGATATAGTCATCAACGATTCGTTAATTGCAGGCGAGAACGTGCAATCCGTTACAGAGACGGGAGTAGAAGCGAAAGCAGAAACAACCTCTGAAGAAAAGGCAACAACAAAAACGCCAAATGTAGAAGTAAAAGACGGCAAAACGTTTGTAGACGGAAATAGAGTTTACTCTAGAGATGAAACAAACATTATTGCATCAAAGGCAAAAAGAGATGTTGAAACAAAATTGTTAAACGACCTAGAAGTAGAGAGTTTTGACAAGGTTAAGCAAGTAGTTTCTGAATTAAGAAACACTGATATCGCTGACAACAGTTTAAACGTTCAAGGCTTACGTGATGCAGTTGCTAAGAGAGAACAAACAGTAGAAGAACTCAGAGCTGAGTTAACTGCTGTTAAGACTGATTATGCTTTAAGAGAGCATGTTAGCACTCTCAAAGACAACATGCCAAGTCAGTGGAAAGCAGAACAGAAATCAGCAGTAGTTGATTTAATGACCGCTAGAAACATGCTACAGATGGAAGGTGATACCTTTGCTATTAAAAATGGTGAAGATTTTATTACCACAGATGGAGAGACTCCGGATTACAAAACTGCTGTTGAAGTAGTAGGTAAAACATTAGGACTTCCATTTGCAAAGAAAGGAGTTGATTCCTTTGACGCAGACAAACAGCCTTCTAAGGCACAGGAAAGTGGGAAACCAATCGATGAATTGATTAAACATAATCCACAACTTAGAAATGCTTATGTTAAACTGCGAGGCAAAGGCATGTCAATTGGAGACATAACAGAATCCAAATTGAAGGCTTATGCTGAGAAAAGCATGACCGGAACTTTATAAAGTTCAGTCAAATAAAAAATACATTATAAAAATAAAGGAGAAATATAATGGCAACAACAAGTACAGGTATTCAAGACCTATATTCAGAGATTGTATCAGACCTTATTCCTCATTACGATAATGCAGTTTTGCTTCCTAACCCACAGTTAATAGCGAATCAATACAATATCGAAGGAGCAGTAGGAAACAGTTTACAAATCCCTATTACCAACTCATGGACTGGCCCAGTAGCGGCTATCACCGAGGGTGCAGACGTTATAGCGGCTAATGCTCAAGACTTTGGTCCTGACGCAGTAACACTTACTATGTCTAAACAAGGTGCAGGAACTTTAGTTAACACTGAAGCACTAGAAGACGGCGGATTTAACACAGTTAGAAACGCAGTTGTAACAAGACTTTCTAGAAGTATTGCACAATCAACAGACGTTAAAGGTTTTAACACACTTTTAACTGGCGCAACAGCATCTCCAACAGATGCATATGATGGCGTAATTGACTTAACAAACGTATCAGGTCTCGCAAAAGGCGACCTATCAACAGTTGACGTATCAGTTGTATTCTCACCAGAAGCAATGGCATACGGTGTCAAAAGACAACCTACAGTAAAAATGTTTGAAGATGTCGAATCAGACCAACATCAAATGGTAGCAACACTAAGAAATGGTTTCGCAAGAACTCCATCTTTCACAGGTGCTAACATTGCCGTTGGTGTTCAAATGGCTAGATGTATTATTGCATCACCTTCTTTCACAGAAGCAAATAACTCTCAAAAATGTTCATTAGACTTTGTATCACGTGGTGTTGCAGAACTAAGAAGCATGAATGCACCAACAGACGAAAGCGGCTTTTACGCGGCAGTAGTCACACCAGTGCATGAATTCCAACTAGCATCAGAACTTAATGGTGTAGGTGGAACATCCGGCGGATCCATTGGATCAATTGCCCAGGATGCGGCTAACAGAGCATTGCTTGAAGGATTAATTGGACAGGCAGTAGGAGCCAGATTCTATAGAAGTAATAACTTACCTCAAGGTATAGCAACTGCTTAACTTTAGGATAACAAAATAGGAAGATAATATGGCATTTGTAACAAACGCATCCGGAAACGTAATTGCTTTTAGTGATAGTTTTGATGTAAGAGATATTGAACAACGTGTATTTGAAGCCAACGAAATTAATTTCGTTGATGCGGCTTCCCCGGCGTTTACCAGTTTAGATGAGTATATAGATAATCTTTGCGAAAAGAGTATGTCTAGAATACTTGCTAAACTTAAAGTAAGCAGTTGGTGGAGGACGTATACAGGTTCAAGTATTAATGACCTACCAGATGTAAATCCGGATAGGATATTAGCACGTCAACAAGACTTTACAGATATGAGTGTTTATTACTGCCTTAAAGAATACATTTTACCCAAAGCGGCTAACTTCAGTATGGACGGTGACGCAGAAGTAACAAAAATTCAGTATTACAGTGATAAGTTCGAGGACATGTTCCAAGAACTTATTGCTCTTGCTGATTGGTATGACAAAGACGGTGATGGAACAGTCAAAAACGATGAAAAACTAACAACGTTTAGAATGACACGTAGAACACGTGGCAAGAAGAACATTGTAAGGGTTAGGTAATGAGCACACGAAGTGATTTATTAACTCAAATTACTACTAACATTGCTGGTAGCAATATCAGTGTAAGTAGTGAATTGCCTTTTACTGCAAGTGGAAAAACATTGTATTTAAAAAATATGAAACATTTTTACTTGGATGAGGAGCAGGACGATAGAGAACAAGTACTTAAAACACTTGACGGTTTTGAACTAGAACAAACAACAATCACGCTCGATGGATACATGAGTGTAGATGCTAAAAATCAACCTGGCGATATAGCAAATGTAGTCGCCAACATTATGAACGCTAATTCAGTTATTACTGGAACTGTGAATAACACTACAGTATCAACTACTGAAATAACAGATGATGTAATAACTTATACATTTGAATTTAATTTTATTACAATATAGGAGAACGTAATGGCAGTAATTAATATAACAGCAGGTTCTCAAGCAATTTTAACACTAGGAAATACAGCACCATTGGCTGTTCCCGGAGCATCAAACGGATTGGCTTTGCCAACTGTCAATGATATTACGGTGAACGCAGGAACACAAACAGTTAGATATTCTACACTGGATAGTTCTGCAAGTTCAGCCTTTACAACAGTTAACGAGAATGAAATATCTCTTAACATGTTAGTAGATGATGACTTTTTCTTTGGTGCTAGTAACGCCACAAACCTTGTAGCAAACGTAGGTTTACTACAAACATCAATAAACAAGACTGAGACTTTTTTCAGTGTTGCTTTTGAAGGAACAGATAGCGGAGATTATTATATCTCTGGTAAAGGTTTCATTGGTGGACTGGCTCCGACAGCATCTATTGATGCGGCGGTGTGGATTTCCCCAATGACCATTGTGGTTAATGGTGAAATTGCTAGAACAGCCTTATAGGTAGTTCTTAGAGAACTGTTAAAAACATTGTGGACTCCCTCATAAATTTGAGGGAGTTTACATTTTGAGGATATGACATGAAACATAAATTTTTAAGATTATTTAGAGATGGTGTATGGACCGGAAACAAAGATAGAAGTATTGTAGTTAAAGGTGAAACACATAATCTAGACGAATATGCTAAACAGCATAATATTGAGTTACCTGAAGGTAAGAAACCTAAAAAGACGGTAAATACAGTTGAAGATATACAGGAAAAAGATGATGCAGATATGGGATCAACACAGTCCAAAGGAAGTGCTAAAGAGTCTTGAAGGCGAAGTAGCAAAAGCACAAAACGAAATTAAATGTGCTGAACGTGACTTAAACAAAGCACAAGGCAGACTACAGTTTGCACTTAGTGGCTTACACAATTTAAAAGATAGAGATATACAGGAGAAATAGATATGCAGTTAGAACAACTCGCACAAGAACGAAAATTAATCAAACTTACAATAGAAGATGAAAACATCGTAGAGAAATACGGTGAAGCCCTAGACTTTTGGGTTTGGGATAGGCAAAGTTTAGATACATTTGCCAAAATGAGTGTTATCACAGAAGATAATGCTTTTGAATACACAGATTTATTAACAGCAATGATCCTTAATGAAGCAGGTGACCCTGTAATGAAGGACAATAAAATATTACCTATAGAAGTTATCACAGAGGCTATTAAGTTAGTTGGTGAAACGCTGGGAAAATAAGTAGCCATAGTATTGACGCAAATAAGGCAGATACACAATGGATTTTACTTATTGATGCTATGGCTAGGACATACAGTTGTTTGCCTAGTCAAGTATTAAGGCATGCAGACACATTCGATTTAATGGTAATGGATGTTTCAATATCTCATGCAGAGATAGAAGAAGCAAAAAGAAGTGGTAAAGCACCACCAAGTAAACTAGTTCCACAAACGGATATAGAAGAAAGATTTAAGGAAGTAACAGGAAGAGATGTCAAAGTTCAGAATAAACAAAAGACAAGTTGATAAACTTTTTGGGCAATTAAATGATTTGCCGGAAACTGTTATGGAAGAAGGTGGTAAATTCTTTAAAGATATAACACCTGTAAGAAGTGGTAATGCTAGAAGCAGTACAGATACAAATGCTTCAGCAAAAAACCCTAAAATTAGTGCCAAGTATGGATACGCGGCTAGACTAGATGAAGGTTGGAGTAAACAAGCACCAAAGGGTATGACTGGGCCAACTGAAGATAAATTAGACCAGTTAGTAGACAAATACATTAGTAGGATAAAGTAGGATGGCTAAAAATATAGAAGTAACGTTAACGTTAGATACCAAGAAGTTTACTGGTAATCTAAAACGTGCTAAAACGCAAATGGCAGGGTTTGGCGGACAAGCCAATGTGACCAAAGGGTCCATTATGGGACTAGCGGCAAGATTTGCACCGTTAGCCGCAGGCTTAGTTGCTGTAACGGCGGCATTTAAAGGTGTAGGTGCAAGTGTAGCCGCCGCACGTAAGATTGAAGATATTGGCATTGTTCTTAAAAACATTGTAGGTGACGCAGAAGGTGGAGCTCAGGCTTTACAAATGATTAGAGACGTTGCACAAGAATTACCATTTGACTTTGAACAAATTGCAGGAGCAACACCAGCCTTAGCAACAGTATCTAAAGACATAAAAGAATTAGAAGAAAACACTAGACTAGCGGCAGACATTGCGGCTACTACTGGTATGAGTTTTGAAGATGCGGCTAGTCAGTTACAAAGAGCCTTTAGTGGTGGTGCTGGCGCGGCAGATATGTTTAGAGAAAAAGGTGTTCTAGCAATGGCTGGATTCCAAGCAGGTGCTAGTGTTAGTATAGATGAAACAAAGAAAAAATTACGAGAGTTTGGTGAAAGTGTAGAAGGCGCCGCTTTAGCATTAAATGATTCATTTAGTGGTGCGGTATCACAATCACAAGATAGGTTATTTGACTTTTCAGCAACAATGGGTGGTGCAATAGTTCCAGAATTTAAAACATTCCTTAGCAGTTTAGTTAAAATATATGATGACAACAAAGAAGCAATACAAGGTTTTGCCAAAGCAGTAGGCGATGGTGTAGTAGCGGCATTTTTTGCTTTCTTACAAACAGGTGCTGTAGTTGTTGACTTCTTAACAATGATGCATGGATTATTTAAAAGTGTAGCAGGATTTATACAAGACAATTTTGGTGAAGTTATTGGAAATGTAATGGACTTTGCAGTTAAGGCTATTGGTGGTGTTGTAGAAGCAATAGCATTCTTAGGTAAAGGTATTGGTAAACTAATTTCATTCACAACTGGCAATGATTCAATGGAAAAGTTTTTTGAGAATATTCAAAATGCGGCAAACAAAGCCAGAACTGGTGGTGTTGACCAAGTTAAAGTTGCACTAGAAGACTTAGGTAATGTAGTTCCAGAAACTAGAGCACAAGACTTTATTGCACAACTTATAGCAGACATGACAGCCGCAGGATTAACTGCAGAAGAACAAGCGGCTAAATTAGCCAAAACATTAGAAAATACTGTTGATGCAGGTGCAACTATTATTAAAAATGGTGCCTCAGATGCTACAACAGTATTAAGTGACTTTGCAAGTTCCGCCGAAACACTAGAAGCAACATTCTTTAGTGCTACAAAAACCTTAACAGATGGGTTAGCACAAAGTTTAATAGACGGTGGTAGTGTGTTAGGTAACTTTAAAGACTTTTTTAGAAAAATTGTAAAAGAAATGATTGCCCAAGCACTTAAATTAGCAGTTATACAACCAATACTAAGTTCAATATTTGGAGTATTTGGCTTTGGTATAGACTTTAGTTCAAATAAAATTAGTAAATTACCAGGAAGGGCAAGTGGTGGTCCAGTAATGCAAAACAAACCATACATAGTAGGTGAAAGAGGACCAGAACTAATGGTTCCAAGTACTAATGGCACAATTATACCAAACGAACAATTAGGTATGGGTAGAACAACCAAAGTTACCTACAACATCAACGCCGTAGATGCTAGAAGTTTTAAACAACTTGTAGCACAAGATCCTGAGTTTATATATACAGTAACACAGGCTGGCGCAAGGAGGATACCTAGATAATGAGTTTACAAACAATAGTAGATAATGCAACATATTTTACAATAGATAAGAAAAAAGTTGCCGCACAATCAGTAAGTAGAAGTGGTGTAGTAATGACTGCAGAAAGAACTAGTGTAGTTCCTTACAGATTTATCGTAGGTATGCATGAAGGATTAACTTACAGTACCAACAGAGGATTATTAGAAGATTTAGATGCTTTAGACATCACAACAGAAGCCACAATAGATATAGGTGCCACAAATACAAATTTATCTTATATTACTGCTTATCAAGGTGGTATAACTAGTGGAACAATAACATCAGTAGGTTCAAATGGCAAAGAATTATACGTCAATTGCAGTAGTTTAGGCGGAAGTGGCACATTGTTTAAGAAAGGTGATTTCTTACAGCCAGTGGGCGACACAGGCGCTTACAGATACCCTTATCAAGTAACATCAGATGTTAGTTTTAGCACAGGTGCTAATGTAACTATACCAGTTCACAGACCAGTTATTAGCCAAGACGGTGTAGTAGTAACTAGCGGTAATGTAAACAAAGGCACAGACGTTAGATTCAAAGTTAAAATGGCAATTAAGCCAAGTTACAGTATTGTGCCACATGATAGAGTTGCTTTTACAGATGACTTTGAATTAGTAGAAATAATCACTACATAGAGGAAACAAATGGCAACAAGTATACCACAAGTAACAGGCGTAAACAATATAATACATTGTATGCTAATTGATTTACAATTAGGTGCAAACACTTATCATTTAAGTAGTGCATACAAGCCAGTAAGTTATAATTCAAACACATATACAGAACTAGGCAGTTTTATACAAATAGGTGAACTTACTGAAGACATAAAGACAACAAACGGCGATATAGCAATTACATTAAGTGGTATTCCTAGTGAAGCAGACTATATGGCACAAGTATTAGGGTCACCAATAAAAGGCGGTCAAGTTACACTGAGTAGAGCATTTTTTAATGACAATCTAGAATTCAATGCATCTAATGTGTATGGTAGATACAGTGGTGTTATAACAAACTTTAGTATAGGTGAAACAGAAAGTTTTCTAGAAGGTGATAATACAAATAGTATTACAATAACCTGTGCAAGTATTAACACATTATTAGAAAACAAAGTTTCAGGACAAAGAACAAGTTTAGCAGACAGACAAAAATTCTTTGCTGGAGACCAAACATTTAACAGAGTATCAGACTTACAAAACGTTCAGTTTGACTTTGGTAGAGAATATAGTGCTACTAGTGGCGGTGGTGGATATGGACCAGGTGGTGGTGGTGGCTACGGTGGTGGATTTAGATTTCCTGGAATGATGAGATAATGATTAGGCATGCTACCATACAAGACTACGATAGAATTATGCAGTTAATGATTAATTTTGCAAATAGTTCACCATATGAGCCTTTACAAGGGCCTAAATATGATGATATGTATATTAGAAGATTACTAGATGCTTTTATAAAAACAGGCGTAATACTAGTAGGAGAAAAAGACGGTGCTATACAAGGTATGTTAATTGGACAAATTATTCCTGACATATGGCTACCGCATATAAAAACATTAAGAGAATTGGCCTGGTGGGTAGAACCAGAATACAGACATTCTAGTTTAGGATATAGATTATTAAAAAAATACCAAGATATAGGCAAAAGATTACAAAAAAAAGAAGTTATTAATGGCTTTACTTTGACCAACATGGAAATATCTCCAGACTTTGATTTGGAAAAACGTGGTTGGTGCAAAGCAGAAACAAATTATGTATATGGAGATGTGTAGATGGCAATTTTTACTTATATAGCAACAGCAATAGTTGGAGCAATAGGAACAGTAGCAGGTATTACATTGGCTACTTCAGTTGCTGGTGTAATCACACTAACAACAGCAGGAACTATTGCAACCAGTTTGATTGCTGGTGGTTTAGGATATATTACTGCCAAAGTAACAGGTGTATTTAAAACACCAAACATACAAGCACAAAAAGATCCTGGTGTTAAAGTGCAATTATCACCTAGCACAGACAGACGTGTGCCTTTATTTTATGGTAAAATACACACTGGTGGTATTATTGTAGATGCAGAAATTAAAAACCGTAACAACACAATGGTATACTGTATGGTTATTGGTGAAAAAACAGATGCAGGAGCATTCACTGTTCAAAGTATTAAAAGACAAGATGCTACACTTAATTTTACTGGTGCTAATGTTACTAGTTGGACAGATCCAAATGGCACAACAGCAAGTAAAATTGCAAACAAAATGCGATGTAGAGTGTTTGCCGGAAATGCACAATCAAGTGTTAATCAAATATTTCCTACTACAGGCAAAGTAGCGGCACAATCATTAATGAGCACAATAACTGCTTCAACAAATTATGAAGACTTGGTGTATGCTATATTTGAAATAGATTACGATGCAGAAGAAGGATTAACAGCATTAGGCACAATAACATATGAACTCACAAACAGTTTAAGTGAACCCTCTAATGTTTTACTCGATTTCTGTCGCTCGAGCAGATACGGGGCGGGTCTAAGTAATGCTGAATTGGATTTAAACAGTTTTAACGACCTCTACGACTATTCTACGGCCCAAGTTGCATTCACAAACGTTGGCGGTGGTGCAGGAACACACGATAGATGGAAAATTGATGGTCAGTTAAGCACATATCAAGCAGTAAAAGACAATATAGACCAAATATGTCAAAGTTGTGCAACGTTCTTTACATACGATAACAAACAAGGTAAGTTCAAAGTAGTTCCTAACAGAGAGGCTACCACCGCAGAAAAGAATGCGGCTTTTGTATTTAATGATGATAATATTGTTACTTCAATTGATATTACCAGTACAGAATTATACAGTTTATACAATCAAACAGAAGCAGAATATCCAAGTGTTGCACAAGAAGACCAAACAAAAACAATTATAATTAGCACACCTAGTGGCGATAAAAACACCAACGAGCCTGATAACATGTTAGGTACTAGATACAATTTAGTTAATGATGCACCTAGAGTTCATAATTTAGCAAACATTGATTTACGTCAAAGTAGATTAAGTACTGTGGTGCAATTCAATGCTGACTATAGTGCATTAACAGTAGACGTAGGTGACATAGTAAAATTAACAAACACACTTTATGGTTTTAGTGAAAAATTGTTTAGAGTCATGAAAGTTAGTGAAGTTGAAAGTGAAACAGGTTATATTAGTGCAAAACTTACGTTATTAGAATACAACGACAGCATATACTCACACGATACTGTTCAAAGCGACGGTGCTTTAGGATTAAGTGGTATTCCAGCATGGTGGGATATATGGGGCAACGTTGATTATGGTGACATTTCAAACATTATAGGTAACATCACTATTGTGGATGATCCTACATCAAATACTGCAAACATTGTAAATCCACCAGATGGCAATGTTATTGCAAACATAGACATAGGTAACATTGACATTGGTATCGGTGGTATAGGTATAGGTTCAGGATTTGGTATGCTACCAAGTATAAACTTCCCTATCACTATACCAGACATTCCAGATATTAGTGAGATTGTTGCAAATGTAAATCCTGTTAGCAGTACAGTAGCAAACACTATTGTGAATATGCCACCTACAATTATACCAATCAAACCACCAAAAGGTAACACTACTTTTACTCCGGGTGAAGAAATAAATGTAAGTTTACCTATACCAGACCCTGCTTTACAAGACCAAAGTTTTAGTGTTGGGCCTTTACTGCCAGACTTTATTGCTAACATAGATTTAAGTATGATTAATCCTTTTGGACAAACAACAGCAATATCAACTGCACCTAACATAACACTTGCACCAAAAGGTAAAATTGACAGAGGTCTACTTGGACCAGTGCAGGCAGGATTACAAGTAGAAGAAGATGGTTTTAATGCCAGCATGGCAAATAGTGCAACAAGTAATGTGCAATTACAAACAGATGCCGCACTAGTTACAGCAAACACAATTATTGATGTAGGTGCTATTGACGAAGGTATATTCAGTGCTGTGAACAATATGGTTCCCTATGGCGCCACATTAGCAGATGGCAACGCCGCTATTTCTTATCTACCATTTAGAACAATAGAATATAAAGCAGTAGATGTTGCACCAGATGGTAAAATGACTGCAAACACCAGCATAAGCAATATTGGTGAAATTGTTCTAGGAAGTGGTATTCAAGGCACAGGCATAACACAATTGGGCACATTTGATGATAACTTTAAGTATGAAGTTAGTAGGGCAAGAGGTAACATTGTAGCAGTAGGCGGTAGTGCACCTCCAGCCAGTAATGTATTGCAATATATTCCTGCAAACGTTACAGTAGGTAACTGGGCAAACACAAATTTAACTGACAGTGGTAGTGGTAGAAGAGTAGACGTAACTAATTCAGATAAACGTATCAGTAAGTCAGACTTTTATCTAGATATAGGAGGTTTCTTCTAATGGAACAGTATATATTTTATAACACAACAACAGGTGATATTTTTTATGCTAAAAACCTTAGACATGATGGCAAAGCAGATGAATTAGTTACTAAGAATCCTAGTTTTCCTATGGCATGGAAAAAAGCAACTGAACTAACTGGTTTGTTCTTAAGTGAACGTTCACAAAAGTTAGATTTGACAACAACACCATTCAGTGTTGTAAAAAGACCTTCACCTTTGATGAAACCATTTAGAGAAGAAATAAAAGAACAAAGAAATGCTAGATTATTAGCAAGTGATTGGACACAAGGTGCTGACAGTCCACTAAGTGACAGCAAGAAAGCAGAATGGCAAACATACAGACAAGCACTTAGAGATTTAACTTACAGTAATTTAAATCATGGAGATTCTGTTACATGGCCCACTGAACCAAGTTAAGGATATGAAGATATGAGCGAACAACACAAAAACAAATACCTAATTGAAGGAATAATTACTAATTTATTTGATGACGACAACGTTTGGCAAGGAATGCCTGGCAGAGTTATTGTAGTAGACAATGAATTTGTAAACATAGACGAATACGCCGCAGAGTTTGGCTTTACACTACCAGATTCTTAAGAATTCGATAAATACAAGCATAGAAAGTAACGAGAGAACACTCTCCTTACACATTTCCAACAGGAGAGCACAATGGCAGGTAGATTACTATCATTTTCACAATATATTGGTGGTGCTAATAACGTAGTTATAGCAGAAAATTTCCCATCAACACAAAAAACATATCAGTACGACTTTCCGGCTAACATATACAACTATTCATTTAGTGTAGAAAGCCAAACAATCGTAGTTGATACATTAACTTATAACGCGGCAGACGGTCAGCCTAACTTTACTAACAGTAATGTTGTAGGAACTTTTGCCAATGTCACAATAGGCGCAGGTAACGTAAACCCAGTAAGTAACGCAGACGGAACAGTAAACATTACTATTCCTGCAGACATATATACTGGACCAATTGAACCAGATGCAAGAGCCAATGTGCCAATTAATGTTGTAAGTGTTACATGGAGTGATAGTGGGACAACACCAGCAACAGTTGAAAGCCATAGATATGCTCTTATACAAAGATACGAACCAGGTGTCACAGTTGGAAATCCGAGATTAAGCAACGTATTTTTACCAATTGGCACAGGTGCAATTAGCACATTTACAGGTGCAGGCACAGCCGATGCAAGTAGAACAGCAGGCACATACTCAGGTGTTACTGGTGTTACAAGTGGACCAAGTGCATCAACAGGACAAACAGGCAGTGGTGCTACTTTCCAAGCATTAGTCTTAGCCAATGGTGTATGCGAATTTGACATACTAACACGAGGATCAGACTATGTAGTTGGAGACACTATCAACATTCTAGACAGCAGTTTAGGTGGTGGTGGTGCGGCCGATATCACTATAACTGTAACAGCAACAAGTTAAGGAGATATAATGGCTAATATAGTAATCACAGAAACAACTCCAAATGTAACTGTAAACAGCAGTAACAATACAGTCACAGTAACTAATGATACTTCAAACATTGTTGTATCAAATATTGCTGTAGCAGATATTGACCAAGTATTACTTGCTCTTAGTGTAAATGATACTGGTGGCGATGGCAGTTTATCTTACAACAACACTAGTGGTGTATTCACATACACAGGACCTAGTGCAAGTGAAGTAAGAGCTCATATATCAAATACAGATCCTGTTTTATACAATTCATCCACAGGTGTTGTAAGTTTAAACAACACAACACTACTCAGTGGACAAACTACTGCAAATTTAAGTGAAAACACTAATTTATACTATACAAATGAACGTGTAAGAGACACTATTGCAAACACTTTGGTTGCAGGTGCTAACATTACAATAACAAATGACGATGCAAACAACACAACAACTATTGCCGCAGACTTAACAGGTGATATTGATAGTGTAGTTGCAGGAAGTGGTCTAACAGGCGGGGGCAGTTCAGGTGATGTAACACTAAATGTAGGCAGTGGCTATGGTATAACAGTAAATGCTGACAGTATTGAACTTACAAACAGTGAAGTTCAAGCACAAGCCAACGTAGCACTAGGGAACAATACAACAGATAACCTTTCAGAAGGTTCAACAAATTTATACTACACTAACGCAAGAGCCAATGCCGCTTTTGTGGATAGTTTAGACAACATAACAACTGCAATAAGTTCAAACGCAAACATCACAACAACTGCAAATATACAAGGTGCTGTAATAAAAGGCACAAGTATTGCAATTAGTGGTGACAGCAGTATAACAGGCAACTTAAATGTAACCGGAAACATCAACTCAGAAACAGTTACAGACTTGTTTGTTGAAGATAGAAATATAACATTACAGTTTGGAGCAACAGGAACACCAAGTGCAAACAGTCAAATATTTGTAGACAGAGGATCAGAATCAAACAGTTACATCAAATGGGATGAAAATGGAGATGCTTGGAAGTTTAGTAATGATGGTAGCACAGAATATAAGATACCGGCAAGCACAAGTGACCTAGCAGAAGGTACGAATTTATATTATACTCAAGCACGTTTTGATACTGCATTTAGCGGTAAGTCAACAACAAATTTATCAGAAGGTACTAACTTATACTTTACAAATGCTAGAGCAAATGCGGCATTTGTAGACAGTTTAGATAACATAACAACAGCACTTAGTTCAAATGCAAATATCACAACAACAGCCAATGTTGCAGGTGCAAACTTTATAGGTAACGTTACAGGTAATGTTACAGGTTCACCAAGCAGTTTAGCAGGGCTAGATACTGATGATTTAAGTGAAGGTTCAAGTAACTTATACTTTACAACTGCAAGAGCAAATAGTGCCATAGGTGCTTACACAGGTAATTTAACAGCAGTAAACACTACTGGCAACATAACAACAACAGCAAATGCAAGTGTAAACACACTACTTACAGACAACATTGAAAGTGGTAGTGGTGCAAATGTAAACATTAAAGGACAAGCCAACGGTATACACTTTAATAAAACAATTACAAGCACAGAAAGTAGAATATTTGACGTAGACACAGAAGGTTACGGTGTTAAAGATGCTGATGTAGGCACAAACTTTGATAATGTAAGTTTCAAATCATTAATGTGTCAACTTTCAGCAACAGCAGGTGGCAATACAGCAACAATTTCTCCATTATTTGGTGGTGCTTTTGGAACAACTGTATTTTTAGGTAGACAAACTAGTGCAACAGCATTTACAAGCAGTTTTGGTTTAGGTGCAACAGCAGAAGCGGCCCTTACTAATGCAACAGGATCAGGTGGTGCTGGTGGTAATGCAAAAGGTTGGACTGTATATGTGTTAGCAGATGCAAGTTCTACAACAAGTTTACCAAAAGAATCATTTATGACTAGCATAAGTGGTAACGTTGCAACATTTAGTGAAAACTTTACACAAAACATTTCTGCTGGTGCTGGCGGATTTAGTGCATTATTAGTACCAGGTGCGGCAAGCACTACACAAAACTTAGCATTCAGTATTGATACTGACAGTTCAAATACAAGTATTCCGTTTGTATCAATAAGACCAAGATACAGTGAGTATGACTTGCCACAAACATTATCAAATGTTACACTAGATGCAATAAGTTATAATACCAGTGGTGGTGCTTCAACAGTTGACTTAGCAAATGTTGTAACTCGTAACATGGCAGAAATCAAAACAAATCCAGGTAGTGGGTTTAGATTAACTGAC